GCGTCGAAGCCCTGAATTGAGAAACCCGTTTTTTTTGCCTTTTTAGCCATTATTTTCTTTCTGTGTAGTATCTACACTCCTTGAGCCACGTTCCCACCTTAGCGCCCCTCGGGTTGCGCTCGACGTGGCTACAATCGGTTAGGTGGTTCTCTGATTTGCCGCTGTTGTAAGCGCACTTCAGGCAGTCAACCTTTGGGGGCGCGTCCTTTACCTTACTTCTTCTAATCATAATTAGTAGATTTAAGCGGGGGTTGGCTCGAATACGCTGAATGAGCTTCTGCTTGACTCCTCCGTCTTGTACTGCTCATAGTCCTCGTCGGGATTGTTTGTTAGCCCTGCCTTCTGGAATGATGCTTTCTGCGACATCACCGGGTTGCCCCCGTTGGCATCCTGCCAAATCTTGATCTCGGCGGCCTCGTCCACGATCATGTAGGGCACAATCTCGGGCTCTACGAACAGATCCTCTGCCGCGCTGCCCAGCTTGGCGTTGAACTTGCCGATGTAGGCCTTGATGATGTTCAGCCTGCGCTGCATATACTCATCCAGCACCTCCTGATGATCTGCCACCTTGAGGTGAGCGTCCATAAATAGGAGTTTTAGCGCGATGCCTGAAATAGCACCAATCCCCTTCAATGACTCGAAGCTGATGTCTGGGGTTTGGGTGATGGTGTATATCATCCGAAGTAGGGTTTCAATCTCCAGCTTAACGGCCTCGGGGGCATTCTGCCACGACAGGTAGGAGGCTTCCGAGTTCTCGTCGCCCTCAATGATAGCTCCGCTCTCACCCTTCTTGCTAAAGCCCGTGATTTGCCCCTTTACGAAAATCTTCGGAGCAGCGTGGTAGTCGTTGGTGTCGGCGAAGTTCGATAGCAGCTTTTCCAGCCTGTCAATCAGGTTCTGAACATCGGCCCACTCCACCTGTGGCTGGTGCGCGTACACTATAGGGATCTTGCCAATCTCGATCTTCTTGGGGTATCCATCCACCAGCTCGTAGCCGTTTAACCCCTGCACCCACAGGTATATGAGGTTGCTGGTGTAGGTCTCGAAGTGCCTCACCTCCTTACCCTCCACGGTAACGGTGAACTCGCGAGAGAAGGCGATGAGGTCGCCGTGCTCATCGAAGTAGGGGTAAAGGCTATGCCCTAGCAGGGGCGAGAATATGGCGCAGCGTAGCTTGTGCTTGCTCTCGAAGCCGTAGGTCTTATTCTTGCGCTCCACGGGGTACCACACCTCAGCCACCTCGGTGCAGCTGAACAGGTTACGCCCTACCCTTCGGTTAAGCGATTTCGATTTCACGTCGTAGAGCACCCGCTTCAGGGCTTTCAGCACATCCTCCTGGCTCTTATCTTCAGGCTCAGCGTTCAGCTCCACGGGGTTACCAAAGGCGAACGCCACCGCTCGCTTCACAATAAGCTTCTGTAGGGCTATGGCCACCCGAGCCACGGGTTCCAATCGGTAGCCCGTTGGGGAATCCGATCCCCCCATCACGTTCACCGTGTTTTCTGATGGCTGAAAATCGGGGTCGTCCGGGTCGATCTTGACCTTCTTGTCGGGCCGCTTGATGCGATCGAACACGTCGTGCTGAAGGGGGTCAAGCTGCTTCTTGGCCACCTCGGCGGCTGTATCGCTGGCTATCCTGCCCTTTTTCAGCTTCTCAATTATGGTGCTGTAGGAGGTATCCTCGCCCCCTTGCTGTATCAGCTTCTCAATCTCATTCATGGCTTATAGTTGTTTTAGAATACTCCACTCAAATCCTTGGCGCGACTCACCGCCTTACCTCTCCACTCCACCGTTCCGGTTAGCGTATCCGGTCCGTCGTCGTGGTCGTTCTTGCCCACCTTCATGTAGGTGTTCACCGCTTTGTAAAAGTCTGGCCACATCTTATCCCAACCCCTCGGGAAGTAGACCATATTCTGCACATCGGCCGATTTGCTGAATATGCGCACCACCTTGTTATCCTTCTGGTGAAACCACTTGAAGCGGGTCTTGGTGTTGTTAAGCGCCCTTACCTGCTTCTCCACGTTGCGGGCAAACCCACGCCCCCCGTTATTACTCTCGATAATACATACCTGCGTTTGGTGCTTGGTGAGCATCTCGGCCGTTTTCGTCTCGGTGTACTCCATCGGTTTCTGCGTGTACAAGATGTCTGTCACGTAGTTGGCATCCTCTGTCTCGATGTAGCAGATGGAACACAAGTAATCGTCGCCAGTATCCGCCGTATCGGTATAGTTCTTTCGCACCATCTTGGCCGAGTGGGGAATCACGTCGTATTCTCGAAAGCCCTGCTCGTACATTAACCCCTGTAGGGGTTTTGGGTCTTGCTGATAAAGCGACTCGAAAACGTGGTTATTCCTATTCCTTACCGCCTTTAGCTTCTCCAGGTTATGCCGCTCTGGCCATAGGGGTTCGCCCTCCTCCCTTGGGTCATAATCGGTTGGTTTACCCACCTTAATGGCTTGATAGGTTACCACTACCCACCCGTTGGGGTTGGTTACGGGGTCGTAAATCCCTTGCTGCTCCAGTAATCGCCCGGCTAGGTCATTCTCGTGCCATCTAGTGAAGACTATGAGCTGCTGGCTGTCGTTGTGAAGGCGCGTTTCGGCTACCGTGTCGTACCAATCCTCTATCGATTCCCTCACCGTGGGCGACCATGCCGTTTTGGCATCCTTGTAGATGTCATCCATAATCAGCATATCCACAGGCTCACCAGTTAGGGGTCCACCCACGCCAACGGTCTTAAAACCGCCCCTATGCCCCACAATCTCGCACTCGTCGGCATTTCGTAGCCAAGCCCCTGCCACAGTGGTGATGTCGCTAGCGTTTAGCTTGGTGCTGGGGAATATCTCAGCATACTCCTCCGTGTCAATGATCCGCTGGATCTCCCGGTTAAACTTGCGTGCCTTAGGGGCCGAGTAGGAGATCACCGCTACCTTCTTGTCTGGATTCTTACCTAGGACAAAGGCTGGAAGCCTTCTTGTAGATCCTTCGGAGTTGTGTGTTGGAATAAGTGTTTCACCAACTAAGTAGATTCCGCCCTCAACTTCGATGCAGTTGCCCTGCTCCGGGTTCTGCGCCTTGACGATTGAAACAATGCCCCTTCTCCTTATAGCCGGACCTATGTTGACAGATTGCTTTCTTTTCAGAGCGCAAGGAATCTCAAAGCCGGGATTGAAAGATACCTGAAAAACGATGTTCTTTCCATTGATGCCCGATGTTGACATTATCGGCTTATACTCGCACGAAGTAACTCTGCAGCCAAGTGAAAGGACAAGCCTTTTTACATCATCAATAAGCCGTCTATTGATGTTTGAGAAGGTAACTCGACCATTCTTGTGATAGATATATCCAGTGTCAATCAGTCCGGCAAGCAATTCAAGCCTTTGCTGAACAGAAGAATTGAAATAGGCTTCTGGAATATGCTTGTTGTTCAACAACCCGGCTGCTTTTAATTGGCTCTGTAAACCCAGAAAGTTAGTCCTAACGGCTCCTGTTGTCTTATGGACATTAACAGCTCCCTTGCTGTAACCAATGCCTTCGATCTTATCAATATGAGCAATGTCGTCTTTGTGATGCGTCATGCAACCACTGACAGAGGTTCCGTCGCCAAGCCACGCTCCAAGTACATACGGATGAATCGGAAGGTCTGCATCAGGAAGCTGAATCGGAACATTTGCATCAACCTGGAACCGATATCTGTGACCTCTTTTGCCTTCCGTGCCGGAAGCAAGCTTCTGCGAAAGAAGATACTTTGTTTCCAACCTTCTTTCTGCTGCATAACTCCTGTCGTAAACAACCCATTCATGGTTGCCATGACATTGAATCACTGCGCCGTCAGAGAATGTCACATCATATTCAGACATTACCTTTTCCGATACCCATAGCACCTTCACCGGCTGTCCATTGCGTCCAAACACATAGTCACCAACCTTAAGATCTCCATGTCGAACAAAGCCTTTTGGTGTTAAAACAGGCGTATTGTCGCTGATTTCTTTACCGTGCTGAGGCGGCATGAACACCATCAGCTTCTTGATCTTGCCGTCTGCAAACTTGTTAAGAACGTTGTAGTACCGAATGTGAAAAGGGGCGGGTTCGAACGTGGGCATGGTGGCCGTGGTGAACGTTAGCAAGCTGCCACGGCTCTGCCGAATCAGCCGCTCACGCAGCGCCTCTATGTAGGCCAACTTTTCACTTTTGCTCATCCCCATTTTTCCCAAGCTTTCGCTCAAATTCACCTATGCGCTGATCCAGCTCCTCGTCCGTTAGGCTCTTAAAGAGGTCTTTCCCGTCCTTGCCCGTCAATTCAGTGTTCTGGCGATTCTTATACTCATCCGAAGCCTTATTGAAAAGCACAACCTTTATTGCCTCCGTATCGGGCTGATAGTGCTTATCTATAATCACCTGCTCCTTAATCTTCGGCTTGGTCTTGCCGTTTGCGTCTGGCTTACCCTCCACCATCACCACCTTCTTCTCCTGCACCGTGTAGCCATTGATCTTCTTTCGCAGGGAGTTCTTGGCCTCCTGCACAATGATTTCGTCGAACTTTTCCCGTGCGCGCGCGATGGATTCTGCAAATTCTGCATGCTTCGATTGCCAGTCGTAATAGCAACGTTCTGATATGTTGACATTTGCACAAATCTCGGCAATGGTGTATGTATCCTTACTGATCAGGTCGCATATACGCTTCACGATTCGCTTGTTGTACCTTGCCATAACATTACTCCTTTAGGTTGCACTTAAAGCCCCGCTCCTGCAGCTCAACGGACAAGAGTCGAAGGGCTACAGGGTCATCGGACTGAACGGTTAGGGATATCTCGGTGGGCTCTTCGTCCTCTTCTAGCTCCTCAGGTTCGTCAAAATCGGGAATACCCCAGTCGGCTGGCACTAGACCCCACTCCTTTTCAATACTGGCAATAGCTTGAGGCTCCCATTCTAAGTTCGCCTTACTTGTTGCGTTATCGGCAATTGCGAGTTCACGACCCTGCTTGGAATCGAGGTCGATATCCGTCCGCTTTACAGCCACTAGCTGAGTGCCGTCGGTTTCAACGATAATTACGTTCTTTAGCCCAATGGCCGCCGCCGTTTCTGTTGATTTGTTGCCCGCGATGATGCGGTTGTTTTTATCTAGTAGTAGAGAACGGCCAGCACCCAACTCCCTAAAAGACTTCTCCAACAAGTGCGTACCGTACTCAGTGCCCCTGTTGGCGTTCAGGTTGTCGGGAACTAGCTCATCTATGCTTGCTTCTACAACTTTTGGTTTCATTGCGG